ACGTGTCGGGTTTGCCCGTTATACCGCTCCATGGCGCCGCCGCAGCCTCATCCACCACGCCGTCACCGTCCGCGTCATAGGTGGAAAACCGCTTTTTGATCTTCCCAAACAGCACGGTCAGCTTTTCCCCCGTCTGGATATCCGCATCCTGCTCCGCCTCGGTAAAAGACACCGTTACGTTGGAGCCGTCCCCGTTGCGCGGCAAAAGCGGCTGCTGCTCGTTTCCGGGGTCATAGATGCTTTTCGCCATGTCGCCCGCGCCCAGCTCCACCACCTTCGCGCTGATGGCCGCGTCCGTCTCAGCCTTGGAATAGGCCCCCGCCTGCGCCGCCGTCACCCCGTGGGGGTTGTCCGCGCGGTCTGTGTGCGCTTTTACAAGGTCCCGCAGTCCGTTCAGCACCGCCTGCAGCTTTCCCGCCGGCGCGGCCGTCACCCCCTCGGGCGCCGCGGCGCCGATGTCGGCGGCCGCCGTTTCGGCCTCCAGCTGGCCGGCAAGCTCGTTGAACGCGGGCGCAAGCACCTCCCGCGGCAGCTCGTCCATAATGCGCTGCATCTCGGCGGTGGAAACGCCGGGCGTGTCCGGCCGCCCCACGTTCCCCTTGCCAAGCATATCCCCTTCTGTAATTTTTCGAAACGCCATAAGCTCCTCCTTTTCTCAGGCCCGGTAGTACCCGGTCTCCACAAATTCAATGCCGATGCTGTCCAGCCCGAACGGCTCATTCAGCACGCCGTTTTCCACCTTGAACCCCGCCTTGTCCACTTTTTTCAACCGGATTTTGTCCCCCAGCGTGCGGGGCGTGTCGTCGTTGGAGTAAGTGAACTTGGAATAGATCAGATGCGCATAGGAAAAATACCGCGCCGTCACAAAATCGCTGAACAGCTCTTCCCATATGCCCGCAACGCGCCCCCACGCCCGCACGCCTGTCGCCAGCGCGCTGGCCAGCGCCACATAAAACCGGCTGAACGTTTTGTTGCGGTAAAAGGTCCGGCCGCTCAGGTCCGGCGTACGCCAGCACGCGTAGATCGCCTCGCCGTTGTCGTTGTAGTTCAGCGGATCGGACGGTTCGTTTGCAAATGCGCAGAGCCTGCCGTCCGCCGTGCCGAACCACAGCGCGCCGTCCTGCTCCCACAGCACGCGGGCCGGGATATTGGTACAGTAAAAGCCCGCATACTGGCGCGTGGAATAGGGGGCCGAGCGGTCCGTCTGCGTGGCCTGCAGCCCGTCCAGAATGTACGCGCGCCCGTTCAGGCACAGCCAGTACATGTCTTTGTAAACCAGCGCGAACGCTTCCTCCAGCCCATTTTCCTCCAGCAGCTTCCCGTTCAGGAAGAAGCTGCGGCTCTGGCTGTATTTTTCCCCGGTAATGTCCTGCGCCGTGATGGCGTAAACGCCAAGCTTTGTCAAAAACAGCGGTTCCGTGCCCAAATACCCAAACGAATATGGAGCAACTGCCCCTTCTCCCTGTAAAATGTTCACAATGCGGAACGCGGGCTTGTTGTCCACAAGATTTCCCTCCCGCACGATCACGTTCCGGTCGGAATCGGTGGAATCCTTGTGCGCCGCCAGCCGGGCGTTTACAATGGAATATCCCACAATGGCGCTGTCGCTCTGGCCCAGCACCGAATAGGCCTGGTCTCCCCAGTAGGTGGGGTCGTTCAATCCGCTGTACCAGTCGTAGTTGATGAGCTGCGGGCTGCCGGACAAAAACAAACGGTCCGTCGCGCCGTTCACGCCGAACTGGATGCCGATGCGGCATTTGTTGATGCGGTCCGCATAGCCCTCAACCGTGTGCGATGCGGTGATTTTCACATTGTCCTGCCCCGCCACCGGGGATACGCCCGGCGCGGTGGTGAACGTGACCGTGCCTGCCGTGCGGTTTACAGTAAAGCCGCTGTTTTCCGCCATCGGCTTCCAGCTTCCGTCCGCCTGTAACAGCTCTACCTCCACGGGCGTACTGTCCAGCGGCACAAGGGACATTTGATACACCTTATCATTTTCTGTCCCGAGGAACTGCTCCCGGTATTTCGGAGATATCAAATTGGCGTTTTCATATTCTTCCCCGCCGATGTTTGGGGCGCGCGCGATGGTCAGCGTGGGGATGTATGCGTCCGCGTCCACCCGCGTCACGGCCGTGCCGTCGTAGCACAGCAGCGCCTTTCCGTCCGCGATGTACAGTTTTTCGCCAAATTCCCACGAGCGGCTGCGCGCGTCGTTTGCGTCGGAATACACCACGGAATCGCCCTTGTACAGCTTTGTGCCCGCGTGTACCAGCGGGTCGTGTCCCATCAGCGCGTGATATCCGTTGATTCGCCCGTCCAGCGTCCGCTTCACCTGCCATCCCATGCGCTTGCGCACCTTCCCGGGCACGTCGCGGATCATGTTCTCGCAGTCGGGCGAGCGGTTTTCGTCCGCGTTGGCCGGGCTGTTCGTCAGGTCCGCGCCTAAAAAGGTATCAATTTTCACCTGGGACAGCGTGGGAGCCGACGCGCGCGGCATATTTGTCTGTTTAAACATTGCAGCCACCCATTACAACCGCAGTTGGTCCATCTGTCATGCCGGAAAGGTTTGAAAGCTTGCCCTGATACTGCGCGTAAAAGCTCTGGAAAAACCGCTGGTCGTATTCCATGCTCTGCGTCTGCGCCGCGACAAATAAAATCACGGCCAACACTGCTTCATCCGGCAAATCAAACTCCGTTTCATCCGGCGCATTGTCCGGAATGTCCGCCGGGTATGCCTCATAGCGCAGCGTAAACGCATCCGGCAGCTGCGAATATTTTGTGTATGGATGTGCAATGCCGTCTACGATCACGTAGCGCGGCTTATAGCAGTCCTGCGGCAGCGTTTTTTCATCTTCCGCTGTGTACATTTTTTCACGCCAGATGGGGTAATACAACGCTACCTCTTTCTGTCCCATGTCAAAAAAACGGTCCAGTTTCCCCGTCAAATCAACCTTCGGCTTTGTTTCGTCCAGCAGCTTTAAAACTTCACTCTTTGCATCGCCCAACATCATGTTTATTGTCGCCTCCAATTCACGAGCGCAGGAATCGAACCCGCATGTTCCATTCTCGTGTCAAAAGGGGGCTTTTGCCCCCTCACGGCGCTTGTCGGCCTTAAATCGGCCTCCATTTCGCTCCGCGAAACCGCGCGGCCGGTTATTTGCTCCGCAAATATTTCGGCCTACCCCGTCAAGCTCCGCTTGCCGTGGCCCCGCGGCCAAAACCCCGGCCCATTTAAGGAAGCAGCAATGCCGCCGCCTTCATGGTCGCCTCGCCTGTAACAATGACCTTGCCCGCCTTTTTAAACGCGCCGGATTCCAGCACCACGGCCTTGGTCTTGCCGTTCGCCACGTTCACCACAAGGTCCGCGACGCCCTGAATGCCATTTCCGGCTTTGAATGTCACGTCCCCGGCGCTGGAGCCGCCGTTCTCAATCAGGATCACGATCTTCGTGTCCTGCCCGTCAAACTGAATCTCCGCCCCGGCCGTGCCGTCCAGCGCAGCCGTAGCGGGCAGCTCCACCCCGCCGTTCAAGGGGATTTTTGTCAAAGCAATTGCAGTTGCAGCCATGTTTCAAAACTCCTTTCCATTAAACCCCGGCCTTGCAGTTCAGCACCACAAGCTCCTTGGGCCGCACGATTTTTGCCTGATACAGCACAAAGCCCTTCACCGCGTCGGAGAAGCCCTTCTCCGGGCGGTACGCTTCCACGTGCGTCATCGGGTTCACAAACGCCACTGCCTTGTCCGTGTGCACCGTAATAAGGCTGTTTGCGCTGGAATCCACGTCGACGTTGTTGCTCATCTTTACAATAACGTTGCCGTACTTGCCCACGCGGCCGTTCTCCAGCATTTTGCTGTTGTCGGTGTCCAGCGCCGTGTACGCCTGCTTCAGGCGCATGTAGAACCAGGGCGGCACCTCCATCATAATTTTGCCGTTGGGCTTCACGTTGTTGCCGTACAGCTTTTCCAGCGCCTTGTCGATCTCCTCCAGCACGTTGCTTTTGGTGATAGATGTTGCGCTGGACGCGTACTTCACCGCCTCACGTGTTGCCGCCATGCCGGCAATGTGCTTGTCCATCTCGTCCGCAAGGCCGTAAGTCGCCTCCTTGTTCAGCGCCTCCATCACGCCGCCCACAGCCTGCCGCTTGTCGATATCGTCTACCTTGTAGTTGAAATAGCTGATCTGCTTGATGGCGAGTGTCACGCTGGTGTCATCCACGTTTTCAGGGTCGCTCAGTGTGATTGCTTTGTCAGTGGTTGTGGTGATGGTGGGCTTTCCCACTCCAAGGATGCGTACCGTGTCTCCCATCGCCTTTACTTCGCCCTCATACTGGCGGTTGCAGCCCTCTGCATATACGAGCGCTTTTTCCAGCTCCCGGTTAATGGCTTCCGCCCATACGGTGGGAATAAAATTCTGATATGCCATAGTTTAAAACTCCTCCTTTACTTCCATGTTCCCATGGATTTTCTGATTTTTTCGTAATTTTTGCTTACCGTCGCCTGGTCCATCGCTGCCACTTCTTCGCGCGTGAAGAACTCTTTTTCTCCGGAAGATGTCGGCTTTACATCTCCCATACTGGGCGGGTTCGGCGTGCTGCGCGCTTTTTCGGCCCGGATGGCCTCATAGGCCACAAGCGGTTTGATGCCGCTCGCGCACAGCTTCAAAAATTCAACGCCCAGCTCGTCCACGCTTTTGGCTTTCTCGTCCGGGTATGCTTTTCGGATGGCTTTCAGATCATTTGAAAACTGCTCCTGTGCTTCCCGTTGCCGATGTCGCTGCAATTCTTCTGCCTGCGCCCGAATCTCCGGGTCTGTGGCTTTAATCTGCTCACGAAGCTGCGCTTCAAACTGCTTGAAAGCCTCCGGCTCCATCTGCGCAGCCTGTGCGCGCTGGCGTGTTGCCATTTCATCACGCCATGCCACAAATTCCGCCTTGGATGCAAACGGCTTTCCGGTATTCGGGTTGACCGCGTCTCCTACGAGTTCGTGGAAAATCTGTTCTTCCCGCTGCTGTGCCTCCTGCTGGCGGCGCATGGCGGCAAACCTTGCGTTTTCTTCCGGAGATTGCGGCTGTTTGGCGGGTTCAGCCTCGTTTGCGCCTGTTTCATTCTCCACCGAAGTTTCAGGCTTGGATGCCGCTGCGTTTTCTTCTGCGGCAACGGCTTCTGCGTCAGGCACGGCGCTTTCCTGTACCTGCGCTTCTGTAGTGTTCATGTTCTCGTCCATTTTTCTCCTTTTTACGCTTGGAAAGCGATTGGATTTTTCCGCGTTGCCTGCGAATTATTTGAAGCGCGGGCTATTCGCCCGGCTCGCCTCCGATTAGATACGCCCGTCGCTGCTCCACGATTTTACCGTGGTTCGCACATTGCGCGTTCGTGCAGGTAAGGTCCTGCTCTATGTATACTTTGGTAGCGGTGTCCGGGCTGTTGTCGCCCTCGGCTTTTGTTCGGCTGCCGGAAATGCGCATCTCCGTTTTACACAATGGGCATAGCATTTTGCATCATCCCCTCTCCTGCCGTCATTACAGGAGATGCGGTTGCAACTCCCTGTGCGCCCATTCCCGTGCTGGGCATACCATTCGGCACGCCCATAGCAAGCATCGCCTGAGCGGCCTCCTGCTGCGCCTGTGCGCGCCTGTCCAAAATGGCCTGGAACTTGTCCTTCGGCACGCCGGAATTGTCGTCCAGCGCCTCCACGTATTCCTCAAATGTGATATGCTGCTGCGCCAGCGCGTTTTCCAGCGAAAGTTCGCGGGAAAGCACGCTGTACGGGTCGATGGGCGAAATGTCGATTTTGATATCAATGTCCAGATTTTGAAGGTCAGCGTTCGAAATCAAAACGCCGTTGTCCAGTTTCAATCCTTGTACAGAATACGCTACCCACAGCTTGTACCAGATCATCGCCAGGTCTTCCACGAACTGCTTATATGCCGCGCTCTGTTCGTTCAGGTTCATGGCGCTCTGGTCGCGGGCCGCCTTGATGGCCTCTCCACTGGTCTTGGTCGGGTCTACCTGTCCAGTGGCTGATTCACTCGCTCCTTCAAGCTCCCGGCTCGTGCCCACAAGCTCGGCCTGTAAATTCGCAGCATCGCCGCTGATGGGCGCGGGGTTCAGATACTGCACAAAGCTGCCAATCGGGTTCGCGTTCAGGTTTTTCACGCCGATGCTCGCCCCCACTGTGCCCAGGCTCTCCGGCTGCAGCAGCTTATCCTGGTCATACACCACCGTGGGAAAACTGTACCGCTTCACGCAGATGGCCCGCCGCGCCAGCGTGCGGTTCACCTCGATCTGGTTCGGAATCAGTGTTTCCACAACGCCCACGCCCCGGGCGCTGCCCATTTTTTCTTCCCAGCGCATGCCGCACACCGGGTAAACGTCCAAACCGTTGATTTTCTCCATGGGCCGGTAAATGACAGTCTCCGTTGAACGGCAGAACTCCATGCCATCTGTTGTCTTGCGCATGAACAACAGGCTTGTGCATTTCCCGTTGTCCGTCTGCACCTCGTCGGCACTCGTAACGCCTAACTGCGTTTCGTCCGCTTCATCGGATACGATCATACGGATGTCCGCTTCGTTTATCCCATTTTCCTTCGCCTGTTTACGCACGCTGTCCACAGGCACGCGCTCGGCAATGATAATCCATTCCTGTTCTTTCAGGTTCGGCTCCTGCTCGTTGGCCAAATACAGCGAAGTCTTATCAATCAGCCTCATTTTCAGCCGTGGCGTCATGTCTGTTACTACGCTGTTGCTCGGCTTTCGGTCATCAAAGCAGTACAGATAATGATCTCCCGTGATGCAAGCATTTTTCACAACGGCCCATTTCTTGCTGTCCAGTTTGCCCTTTTCCCACTGCGCCGCCGCGAACTCCGTCAATGCGTCGCAAATCTCGGCTTTCTGCGGGTCGTCATCCATTGGAGAAAATATGATCGCCGTATCGTTCATCGCTACCATGGCAATTTTGTACCGACAGATGGGCTTGATAAAGTTCAGCACCGGTAATTCCTCATCTCCGGATTGCAGCCCGTGCCACTGGTCGCCCTCGTAAAAACGGTGGCATTTTTCCGTCAGCGTGTACATGTTCGCTTTGTTGTGATGGTCCTTGCCCGCCTGGTACTTGCGCCAGATGTCCGTACACTCTTTTTCCTGCATCATTTAACCACCCTCTGGCCTTTCCCGGTCCCGTCATATGCATCGATGTTCGCCAGAATCGTGTCATATTTGTCCGTGCGCTTTACCGTAGCTTTAACAGGCATCTTCGCAGGCTCCGGAGCTATTCCTTCCTGCACATGCATACCGTCCCGCAGCCCGAGGCGGTAGCAGTATACGCACAGCGCCGCCATACCGCATACCGCCAGCGCCAGAACAAACGTTAAAACGTCAGATAACATGATATTTCCCTCCTTGCCCCAGCGGTCCCGCCGTTGGATTCTTTATGCTGAAATCATCCCGCAGGATATCGTGCGTCTGCTTTTTGGGAGCCTGCGCCGCCGTGCTCCAATAGGTGCAGAACCCACGCAGCGCATCCGGTGCATGCGTCAGCTCATGCGGCTCATTTGCCACATCCTCCGGCTTTTTCTCGTCATGCTGTACAGCCGGAAGCGTGCGAATGAGATTTATACAGGTGTCGAAGATGCGCAGCCCCGGAGACGTTCCGCCCTGCTCGTCCGGCCGCAAAGCCAGAAATTCCCGCACCGCCAGCCATCCGGCCACACGGTCGTTCCCGGTCTTTGTCAGTGCGACGCCATTCTCAAAAAATATTTCCGCCGCGCTTTTCCCCGTGTCCTGCCTGCGGTTCCACAGGTCGGGCGGTGCCAGCCATGTGTATATATCGTCATCACCGTTTACCTCCAGCATCCGCCGTGCCGCCTCGCTGATGATGTGGCCCTGTTTATTGGCTCCCTTGCCATTGTCCCGGCCCTCGTATAGCTCCTTATACACCACGGCGCGCCCCTGCTCGTCCACAGCCATCCAAAGCGCCGCCAGCATGTCCATGCCGTAATCCAGCGTCACATAACGCCGCCAGTGCGCCGGTATGCCGTGCGGCCTGCACACATGGATATCGCGGTCAAACTCCGCGAAATACTGGCCCTCGAAGATGTCCCACTGTCCCAGCAGCCACGCCTTGCGCTGTTCCTCCGGCAGATTTTCCAGCATCCGCACATAGTCCGGGTCATGTTCCATCAGCGCGTGGTTGTCATATACGTTTGCGGCTATGAACAAGTAATCCTCCGGGCGTTCCGACGCTTTGTACTGCTTGTCAATAAACAGCCGTTTCACCCAAGTGTGCCCCACGCCGCCGGGGTTGCAGGTCAGATAAAAGCGCTTTGGGAAGTCGTTGGCTCCGCGCAGGCATGCCGTCAGCGT